GCAGGGTTCACTTCAGTTGAAGGCGGAGCACTTATCCCTACAGAACTTCTGAAAGCACAGAACACACCTACCGACGCACTTGACCTTACCAAATTGATCAACGTCGTTCCCGTTAATTCAGGCGCTGGCAAATACCCAGTAATCAAGAAGTCTGGAAACAAACTGGTTTCTGTTGCTGAACTGATTGCTAATCCGGAACTGGGAAAACCTGTCATCACTGAGGTACTCTATGACATCCTGACCTACAGAGGGTACATTCCAGTATCACAGGAAGTCATCGATGATGCCGACTATCCGGTAGCTGAACTGATTGCTGATGAAATCAACGACCAGGACAGAAATACCAAGAACTTTGCAATCGCTACAATCCTGAAGACGGCAACAGCTAAGGCTGTAACCGGAGTTGATGGTATCAAGGATATGAAGAACAAGAGTCTGAAGAAAGTTTACACTCCAAGGTTTGTCATCACTTCATCCCTCTACGCCGCACTCGACAAACTGAAGGACCTTGACGGGAAGTACATCCTGCAGCCTGATGTAACAGTTGACTCAGGTACAAGGCTTCTGGGCAAAGAGTGCGAAGTCCTTGACGACACCATGCTTGGTCTTGATGGCACGCTTGTTGGTTTCTTCGGAGATCCTAAGGCGTTCATGACAATGTTCGACAGAAAGAAAGCATCTGTCCAGTGGGTTGACAACGCCATCTATGGACAGCTTCTTGCAAGCTTCGTAAGATTCGATGCAAAGAAAGTTGACTCAGACGCTGGCTTCTTCTTCACATACACCGCTGCAATCTAGGCTAAAGTATGAGAGTAGAGGTATTAAATGACTTCTACGATTTACAGATGAAAACCCTCCACAAGAAGGGCGACATTTTTGAAGTGAATGAAAAGAGGGCGGTCCAAATAAGGACCGTCCTTTCTAATCACATTGTAGAAGTACAAGACACGAATCTGAACGATATGACAAAGAAAGAACTTATTGCTTACGCGGAAAGCAAGGGAATAGAAATAACATCTAAAATGACAAAGGCTGAACTGCTTGAGATCTTAAAGTAAGGAGGTATTAACATGACAAAACTTGAATTATTAATACTTCTGAAAATGCGGCTAGGAATATCGTCAACAGTCAAGGACCCATTACTTAATCATCTTATTAATGCAATCGAAAAAATGCTAGATGATGAAAAGGGAATCCTGGTTGACATGGCAAATCCGGTTATCACTGAGTTTATGATTAACTACGCCGTGTGGAAATATGAGTCCAAGGGCGAACAGGGCGGGATGCCTAGACATATTCAATATGCCCTACACAACATTATGATTCACAATGGCAAGCCTAGGGTGGTGATTCCGATTGTATAACAACAAAACCTTTGATGATCAGGTAGCTTTAATAGGTGTAACAATAACACAGGACGAATATGCCAATGAGGTTGAAACTGAAATCGAAAGGACTGTATTTGCCGACACAGGAAGTGTGGGACGAAATGAATTTTATAACGCCGCTAAAGAAGGGTTAAGACCCACGATAATAATTACAGTCAGGTACTTTGAGTACGAAAATGAAAAGTATCTGAAATATGACAATAAAAAATACAAGGTTGAACGCACCTACTCTGAGGACAAGGAAAACATTGAACTCACGTGTAGTGAGGTAACTGTATGACAAAGATAAAAGGTCGTTGCAGGGTTGGAGACTTCGACAAGGCATTCGGCAAGTTAATGATTAAGTATACAACGGGTGTTGAAGAAGAAATAGAAATAATGACTGAAAAACTCGCAAGGGGAGCAGCCAAAGAACTTAAAGAGGTATCTGCAGCTACATTTAAAAGCACGCAAGACAAGCCATACAACAAAGGGTGGACGGTTATAAACGATAGCGTAAGGCATCGTTCCAGGTGGATTGTCCATAATAAGTACAAGCCCGGCTTGGCTCACTTGCTTGAACATGGTCACGCCAAGGCCGGTGGCGGAAGAGTTGCAGGTAAAGTCCACATTCAACCAATAGAAGAAAAACTTGTAAAAGACTACGAAGAGAACGTCATAGCAATCGTTGAAAATTGGGAGGGCCTAGCATGACAACAATAACGCAAATCATAGCAGCAATCAAAGCCATTTATCCCATCGCTCACGATAGCTTTACGACCGCTCAAGCATTACCTTTTGTTTGTTGGACGGATGAGGGCGATGAAGATTTCTTCGCGGATAACCAAAATTATTTATCAAAATCGGTTTACAATCTAGAACTTTACACGAAACTGAAAAGCAAAGCAGACGAGAAGAGAATTCAAGATATTTTAATAAATCTTGGAATTTCATATTCCAGAAATCCCACTACTAAAATACCGTCAGAGAATTGTTTCTCAACGGTATTTTCTTTTGAACTAATAGATTAAGGAGGCAAAAAAATGCCAGAAAATAAAGTATTATTTGGACTAAACAATGCACATATCGCGTTTCAGAATAAATTGACAGGTAAAGCATTTGCGGTTCTAACAGCACCGACGACAGCCGGAAGTCTAACAGTTATTGTCACTGCAGTTGGTGTTACCGGGACACCTAAGACAATAACGGTTGCCATAACACTTGCACAGACTACTGCAACTCTCACTGCAGCCGCTATCGCAGCGGCACTGAACGCAGATGCAGCTGTCGCAGCAGTGTTCACAGCCACGAGCCTTTTAGGGATTGTATCCTTAACGACAAAAACAGAACCAGTAACACCAGATACGACATTTGCTGTTACGGTAGTTCCTGGACTCACAGGTGTAATGGTCGGTTCCGTCCTCGCCACTGAAACCATTGGTTATAAAACACCAATCGCACTCAAAGGCGCAGTGAGTATCGCAGTTGATCCAGAGGGTGAGGCATACAATTTCTATGCAGACGACGGCCCGTATTTTACGGTCACCTCCAACAATGGCTATACTGGAGATTTTGAAATGGCTTTACTGCCAGACGCTATTGCAGTTCCTATGATCGGACACATCATTGATAGCCAGGGGATGGTCGTGGAAGTCGCCGATGGAAAACAAAAACCATTTGCACTCCTCGGACAGTTTACAGGCGATGCGAAGAACCGAAAGATTGTTTATTGGAACTGCACAGCCTCAAGACCATCGGATGAACACAAGACCAGAGAGGATTCCATAGAGGTAGATATTCAGACATTGCCCTTAATTATTCAGCCAATCGAAGTTAGTGGCAAGAAGATTGTCAAGGGTTCAATTGAACTCCTCAGCACTCCGTCGACCGAGAACACTCTCGCATACGATAGCTTTTTTAGTCAGGTTATCCTGCCTAAGTTCACTGTATAGGAGACAAAATATGAGAGAGATAAAAATAGGTGAAAAAACTTACGGAGCTAGAGCAACAACTCTAGCTCTTCTTTTTTATAAGCAGGAATTTAAAGCGGACATGATCAGTGACTTCACAAAAATAGATGCTAAAAACTATGACACAATTTTGATTTTACAAATGTTTTGGGCGATGAACAAGGCTTACAACCTGCCAGAAAAGCAACTTGGATTTGAATTGTGGCTAGAGACATTAGACGGAATAGACTTTGGAGATGTTGAAATGGTTAAAGGCATCCTCGAAGAAGTCGCAATAGGTTTGTTTCCCAAAAGTGCCTCGAAAATCGGAGGGGCGAAGAAATCCGTTAAAAGATAACTTTGAGATGTCTTATAGTCTTTTAGCTAGTGCGAAACGTGTCGGAATGAGCTTCGAAGAGGTTAACTATTTTACAGTCAGCGAGTTCTATGACTTCCTGCAAGCTTACATCGGAGATGAAACACAAAAGAATGGTAGAAGACAAGCCACACAAGAAGATATCGACAGAATGTATAAATAGGAGGTGGGAAAATGGCAAAGAAAGTTAGTGGTATCACAATTGAAATCGATGGCGAAACCTCCGGTCTGGAAAAAGCTTTATCGGGCGTAAATAAAAAAGCTTATGAGATCCAAAAAGAATTAAAAGAAGTTGAAAAAGGCTTGAAGTTTGACCCTAAAAATACCGAACTTCTAGCACAGAAACAAAAGTTGTTGACTGATGCAATTGGCAATACAGGCGAGAAACTCAAGGCGCTGAAGGCTAATCAGGCAGATGTTGAGCAGCAGATGAAAGATGGCAAGATTGGCGAAGAGGTTTATCGAGATTTCCAGCGTGAAGTCATTAAGACAGAATCACAGCTTAAAAGTCTTGAGGACCAGCTAAAGAACGTCAACAACAAATGGAATGACTCAGCAAAAGCGTTGGGCAATTTTGGTAAGAAAACCGAAGACCTCGGAAACAAACTTACACCAGTAAGCAAAGTAGCAGCTGGAGCATTAACAGGCTTGGTGGGAATTGCAGTCGGCGCAGGAGCTGCAGCAGATGATATTAACACATTGTCAAAACAGACAGGGCTGTCCGTAGAAGAGATCCAGAAATTTCAGATGGCGTCCGACACGATAGATGTTTCCATGGACACGTTGACCGGTTCACTCAGCAAACTTACCAAGAACATGGCTGGTGCCAAGGATGGAACCGGACCGGCAGCGGAAGGATTCGCACAACTCGGAGTATCTGTTTTGGACTCACAGGGCAACTTAAGAGACAACGAAGATGTATTTTTTGAGAGCATTGACGCTCTCGGAAAGATGACTAACGAAACCGAACGTGATGCACTGGCAATGAGTTTATTCGGGAAATCAGCACAGGACTTGAACCCTCTCATCCTCGGCGGTGCAGATGCATTGCGAGAAATGGGAGACGCTGCAGATGCTAAGGGTATGATCTTAAGTCAGGAAGAGATAGACAAGGCCAACGAGATGCAAGATACGCTAGACAGCATTAAAGCCGAGTCAATGCAAGGTCTCATGAAGATGGGTGCTGAACTTGGGCCGGTATTGATTCCGGTATTTGAAGCAATTGGTGGTGCTATCAAGGGTGTCATTGATTGGTTTTCAGGGCTTGACGAAGGGACCATGGCAACAATCCTAGTCATCTTGGGAGTTGTGGCAGCAGTTGCACCTGTGCTGATTGTCATCGG